GTTTATTTAAATCATCAATAATGCTCATTATGAACCAAAGACCTCCTCCTCAATATCATTCACATCAAGACCATTACGTATAGCAAACTTATCAATAGCATCACGGATTTGGTCTTCATCTAAAGGTATGCCAGCCGAATTTTTAGGGTTACTATTTGCCCATATCTTCATCTCAGCAATATCCTTGTCTTTTTGGGAAAACATAGGCACGTCATCATCAGGTCTCTTTCCATAACTAGTCTGTGTTGTCTCCTGCTCACTAGGGATATACCCACGTTTCTTTTTGAACTCTAGCAAGTCATTAAGTCTTGCTGTAGCTCTATTGGCTCTCTTTTGCAAAGCCTGATATTCTTTAGACTCCCCATCAACATTAGGGTCTTGATAAGCTTTATACCATTCAGCATATGTCTGAGTATCTTTAATATATTGATAACCATTTTCATATGCCCAAAAATGTTTAGCTTCTGCATCATTACCATAGCCTTTAGCTGACTGCCGTGCTTGACGTGTGATGGCACGAATCATAGTAGCCTTAGTTGTCTCCGGTAAATTAGAGCTATTGATAATCTGCATCTGCTCACTTGGGTCATTGGTTTGTAAAAGAGCCATATTGATTCTGTCTCTTTCATCTGCATCTCGTTGTGCCTTTACACGTTGAGCCTGCGCCTGTTTAGCATAGATAGCCTGACGTATCTTATTGACACGCTGGGGATTATAGGCAGCAGCAGATTGCTCTTTAGGATTAGCAGCTTTCATACCACCATGGTAATCAGCAAGATGCAGATGTCTGCCTGTGCCAGCATCATGGAATAAGACCTCACCAAAATACTGCTTAAAATAAGACAATGCTTTATTAGCCTGTGCTTCGTCCACATTATCACCTAAATAAATATCCACAGCATTGCCTTTAGTATGCTCTGAGTTTGGTACACCCCCCACAGATGCATTATGCTCTGCTGTGCGATAACCGCTAGTAATCTGTGCATCCTTAAAACCTAACTGATAGATAGCACCACCAACCATAGGAAGCACACTCTTCATAGTAGGTGACAGGTCTGCTAAGTCGGGGTTGTCTCCCTGTGAGATAGGCAGGTTAGCTTCAGGAATACCATCAGCATTTGTAGTTTCCGCAGGTAACTTAGCCAACAATGCTTCAGCTTTTGAAAGGTCAATAGTACCATCAGGACGTGTGCACTTAGACACAATATCATCGGTAACTCTCAGATTGAAGTTATCTGCAATCTTAGTATAGGAAGGATAGAGGTTAACCATCTGTTTCAAAGACAAACCATCTTCGTACTGATAGTCACCTAAGGCATCCAATCTTGCCGTATCAAAATCTTGGTCAGCAATCATCTTAGCAAGAGGAGCAACAGCTTTAATGAAACCATCTCTATCTCTAGTACCTAACTGCACCTTGCGTAACGCTTCAGTACCACGATTAAGGAAGTCTTCACCCTTAGCTCCACTATACACAAGGTCTTGAAGCTCACTAGAACCTAACATGACCATCTTCTGACGCTTATCATCATTGATTCTCTTGTCAGCTTCATTTGCTATTTTTATTGTGTCTTGAACAGCACCCTCATAATAGCCTTGGTCAAACGCTACTTTATTGGAGATACCATCGTCACTGAAGTTGGCTCTGTTCTCCTGTAGGTACTTATTGAAAAGACGGACAGCTTCAGAGACACTCTTAGGCTTTTCAGAAGCAGGGTCATTTGCCCATTGCTCTTTGGCATATTGGCTCGCCATTTTACCAATGCCTTTTTCAAGAACAGCCATAGCATAGCGGTTATCTGTCAAATCAAATTCAGCACTAGAGTTCTGCAAAGCTGCCATGCGGTCAAACTTCTTCAGGTCTTCTTGTGTCTTACCTGCAAGGAGTTTGTCTGCGTTGACCAATACTGCTTGGTCTTGGGTACGCTTCTCATCCGCAATGCGCTCCTCCATGATATTCTTACCAAGGAGACCTAAAGATGATGCTAAGCGTTGTGCATCTAAATCTGTACGCTGGGAGATACCTGTAGATGCATTGAATTTATTTAAGGACAGCGCATAGGGAATCTCCGGTTGTTTTGAAAACTGCCGTTGAGTGCCTATCGCTGCCTGTACTTCTTTACTCAATCTTCTTACCTCCTATAAATACCATTGCCAATACCTAGCTTCTCATGGACGCTACGTGGAGCGTTGCCTACCCATGTCTTAGTAGCAGTCTTGGCTGTCTTTCCAATACCACCTGTAATCTTCTGCGTGTTCATAATATTCTTAGCTTGTGTATAGTTGCTCAACCCTGTTGCAGCAGAAGACAAAAAGTTAGTGAATCTGCTGGGCATCTTAGGTGCAGAAGCATTAAGGTTCTCTAAAAATTCGTGAGTAGATTTTACCTGACGCTCACGATTAAGGTCAACCTCATTAGATTTACGTTGATAGTTGTCTTGGATAGAGGATACTGCACGAGCGGTATCACCTTCGGCAGCACGTACAATGAGGTTAGCTGTACGTCCGCTCATGGTCTCATTTACAGCAGCCTTTACACCACTATTGAGCTGCATAGAGTTCAACCTAGTGTTACTAATCTCTACAACAGCTTGGTCAAAAGCATCTGTACGTTGCTGTTCTAAGTCCATGATATTCCAATTCATCTCAGTAATAGCTGCCTTAGCCTGTGCGTTCATGGTAGCCTGTGCTGCCTTAGCTTGCGCACGTTGTCCCATGTAGTCACCTGCTACTTGCAAGCCTGTACTGATACCAGCAGCCACCATAGGACTGCACATAAGACATCACTCCTTTACCTTATATAATGTAAATTTCTGAAAAGGCTCGCCATTGATATATTTATAATCACTAAACTCAGCTCCCAACCATTTAAGCCATTGTACATGTCGCTCATTTTTGAGCCATACATAATTATAAACAGCAGAGCGTGTTGTCATCCATTGCTTCAAGAAGGGCTTGCAGAAGCGTAGGAACTTAATAGGGTGCACATCTACCTCTTTAGTGCAGACAACCCATATTAAGGAAGAATCTTCTAGACCACCAATAGCATATACCCTGTGTGTCTCATCATCATAAAGACACAAAGCATTGAATAGCTCCTGCACTTCAGTGAGACCAAAGGATGTACCTGAAGCATAATACCATTCCAGCCTGTCTTCCTCACGCATGTTTTCTCTAAAGTCACAGAGCTGAACAATGTTTAAGTTAGATATTTTTAAAATAGTCTTGTCCTCCTTTGGTAGTTGCCAATCCAACCAGCACCTACAAGAGATACAGGAAGTGGAGTGTCTGTTTCCAAACAAATGTTTATATTCTCGTTTTTGGCTTGGATAGGGAATTTAAAAGAGCCTGTGGTAAAAGGCATTGCACCTAAGATATTAAAACGAGTACCTAAGAGCCTAGAGGTATACTCATAGACATAGGCTTGTTTGTCTTTAATATCCACAGTTACTTTGAAGTATCCGCTGTCAGCATAGTTAAACCACATCTGACGCAGTTGCAATCTTCCCTCAATAAGAGCCTGAGTGCTTCCATTATCAGACTGCTTAACCATAATAGTTGACATAACAATCTTAAAATTATAATTGATGCCTACAGTCAATACTTGGTTAGAATAGTCACCAATAAAGACCAGCTTACCTTCTTTAGCCTTAGTATATGTACCATCAGGAGCAACAGCACTGTATTGTCTATCCTGCTCATATATATCACCAAAAATATCACTTACACTCACTGTAGTTTCATCGTTAAGTGAATCGTAGCAATCAGCAGGAATCTGATAGGAATGTTTGCAATCCAATAAGATACGATAGGCTTCGCTATCGAAGTCAGTGGTATTAATAGTAAAAGAGATTTTCTCCAAACAGTAATAGCCATTACGCTCAACTATCAGATAGAGATAGTTGTCAATGAATTGCCCTCCATAGACAACACCCTGCATATCCCACTTAGACCATGCAGCCTGTACACGCTGGCTATCAATGAAGAGGTACTTATAGACATATATTGATGTCTCATCACCTTCAGTGAGATAAAGCATAACATTCTCAACAGTAGATGGAATGATTTTATACACACCATTAGGAATATAGTTAGGAACGTGGGATGTTATGTCTTGAACATCCTTAGCATCTGTGTTGTCTGCTGCGGTGAAGAACTCACGCACAGTGGTATACTTAGCTCTTTCAGCTACAAAGTACACATTGCGTCCTGCGTTAACAGGCTTAGCCTTAAGACTAGCTTCATAGTGGGTGACTGCCGGGGACAGATTAGCACTTGTAGGTGTCAAGACACCATCAGCAGAGAGCATGAATTGTGCCTCACGGCTGAACAGAATAAGGTCTGTATCAAAAGTGACGGCATTGTAGAGGGTACTAATGGTATTATCAGAGACCGCTAAGTCGATAGGGTCTGTATCCTGTACCTTGGTGGCACTTGTCATCCAAAAATTGAAGAAGTTAGCACTTCTAGTGAGGATAACATTCTCGCCACTTAAGAAGCCTAAGCGGTTACGATGATAGAAGACATCATTTATTGTCTGCCCTATGAAAGAGGGGAGAGGGTTGCTGTCTTCATCAACAATATCCCTAGATTCCCATTCTGCTCTACGGAAGGTAAAAGTACCATCAGCTTCACGTACAAGAACATGAGGGAGAGTAGAGGTATCAAAGTAATTCTTCATGTTAGGTCTAGCACACTCTTTCCACACCTTTTCTTCTGCACTGTACTTTACATAGTAATCATCAGTGCTGCTACCTTCTTCACCTACAATCTTTACAAGGTAGCCATCAGGAGCAGTAGCAGGAAGGTTGGTGAACTTCTGCACAGACTTAAGAATACCAAAGGCAGCCTGATTGTTATAACCATCGAATACTTCAGCAGAGGTGATAAGAGAGTAAGCCTTATTACCTGAAGGCACTTCTGTAGAAGTGGTATAAGTAAAGGTATAGACATTCATTGTACCTGTCATATCTAAGCCTTGTGCTCCTTGGGTGATAACTTTATGTGTAACTGCCCATTTGTCTTCCTTACATCTGTTCACCTCTTCCATCATCTTTTGATAAGCAGCATAATCAGATGCAAAAGAATCATGAGCATTAGCACGTATATTTTCTTCTGTAGGGAATTTTAAGGTGATAGTATCTACATTTCTTGTAATTGTAGTGGGGAAAGCTCTCCAACTATGATAATGCCCTATAAAAGACAAGCCTTTAAATCTATCCTCTTGCTGCTTAGGAGAGGTGGAGGGAGACAACAATATCTCTTCACCTGTAGCTGTTTTATATGCACTCTTTTGAATGTATAACCATGAAGAACCTGTAGCTACCACATAACCTGCTTCTTTTAGAGTAGTAGCTAACTTCTCAGCAATGTAATCAGTAGCTATAAGCTTAGTATGAGATTTATCACTACCATCAGGGGTTTCATAGCTTGAAACAGTTTCACCATTAATGACAATCTTATAGGTTCTGCCATATTGACCACTCTTAATGTTAACTAGTAGACCTTGTGTATCCCATGACTTATCTTCAATAACATCAGTCATTTTGGTCTTCTGCATTGTATTAGCTATAAAGGTGTAATCTGCAATAGTAATAGCTTTAATATTACTTCGGGGACTTTGTGTATAAAGATACGAAGCATCTTCGTTTATATTCACAGTCTTCTTATTACCCTGTAGGTCAAAGACATCAACACCTGCACCTGTGAAGATAACAATATACTTTTCATCAGTATCTCTATCTATGAAATGTATCAAAGGTTTATTGATAGCATTTCCTCTCTTACCTAAATTAGCTTCAAAGATAGTAGGGGGACGCTTCTGTAAGCCACTTGCTTCAGTAGACAACCCATTCAACTGTTCCTCTAGCTGTTCAGGGTGTCTGAGGATAGGGGGTTGTTGGGACACACCACTAACAAGGTTCTTTATGTCTTGGTTAATCAATCCCATAATCTCACCTCAATCTCAGCTTATGAACATAGGTATGCTCCAGCATAGAAAAGTTATTATTGTCTACCTCAAATTCCATCAGATGCTGCCATGCTTCAGCAATCTCCTGCTGGGTAATCTTGGTCAGACTGTCATCACCAAAATAGGAGCTTTGGAAGACAAAACATGCCTTAGCTAAGATATAGTTTCTCATCTGCTCCGGTAAGTTTTCAAAGTCAAGATAAAGCACCATCTCTACATCTAAAGGGTGCTCGAATATCAGTGTGTCTTTGAACAGGTCTTTCACATAGTCACCCTGTCGAACGAGCTTGACACCATGGTTATCCTTAAGATACAAGTAGTTACTGTTCCATGGTATCTTCTTTGTGTCTACATCAGGGTTAAGGGTGAAGTGGGGTGTTTTGTTAAAAGTCCATCCTCGGGACTGCTCTTGTCTGCTGATATTCCGCAGGATACGCAGGGCATTGATAGCATCCACATCTGTCAGTTCTTCAAGACTGTTAATAGGAGCTTCACCAATAGTACCAATGATACTATTGACTGCATCAAGTTCAGTTAATGCTGTTAGTTGCATTGGTATCTCCTTTCATTTTTAGAAAAAATAGGGGACAGCATACGCCATCCCCTAGTGTTAGTAGTTTAAAATTAAGCCTGAGTTACAACACCCATAAAGGCAGCTTCAGGACGCAGACCACCAAAACCTTTTGCATATTTAGCAATAATTTGGTCAGCCTGATATTCAGGACGGCGAGCATGTTCCATGCCAAGACCTTTGAGGGTCAGGATACCCGCAGAAGACGGATGTGCCACAATGAATTGGCAGGTGTCTTTGTAGGTAGTAGGGAACACATGACCATCACCCTGCATAACATTCTCATTATCTACGCCACCCTCAGTCAGCAGAGGAGCTTCAATCAAATCAAAACCAATCAGTTTCGGAGGGTTATTACCCTCAATGGTCATAGAAGCACCATACAGTTTGTTGATAATGTCTTTGTTGGCAATGAGTGCGTTGAGTGCCATCGGTTTGATGTAGCAGTTTCGACCTGCCAGCGGAACATTATTCTCAGACATTTTAGTCTTGATTTTCAGCAATTCCTTAAAGATAGCTACACCCATAGCTTCAGTCTCGCCATAGTCAGCGGTTGCCACAGTCTCGGTGACAATCAGACCCTTACCTGTGCCTTTGACACCAGTAGTAGCATTGGTAGGCAGGTTCTCTTTGTCTTCTACAATCATCTTAGCGACTTCAGCCAAGATTGCACAGTCCTGAGCAACAGCCAATGCTTCGCCCATTTCCTTAGAATACTTAGAACGCAGCTCAAAGTGGTTCATAGCTTCGTCAAGGTCAAAAATCATGCAGTCAGAGGTCAGCAGACCATCCAGCACAATAGTACGCTCATTGTGTTCAATGGGGGTGCGCAGGTCATCCAAGTTCTTACCTGCTTTCAGGTACTTGGCTTTCGCACGCCCTACAATCGGGAAGATAGCAGACTTACCATGTTCAATAGTACGCTCAGAGAAGCGACCACCGGTAATAGTGGATTGAGAGAAGGCGGTGAGAACTTCACCGGTAAACATTTTCAGAAATAAACCTAAGCGGTCTTTGCCTTTGTCAGATTGGGCAAGACCAGGGTTGGCAATAATCATATCAGCCATTAAATCACTCCTTTAATAATTTTGAATAAAAAAAAATAACCCTCCGCTTATGGGAGGGGATTGACGTTTTGTCTTAACCGAAGAATTTAGAAGCAGCGACTTTACGCTCTACTTCCTGCATATAGTTAGGGTCTTTACCATAGCGTGGGTCACTCATAGCTTTAATCATCTCATTGGCATCAGTATAGCCTTTAGATTTACCCACGTTACCACTACCACCTAAAGTAGGGTTAGCAGTACCATGCTGCGCTACCATCTGTGCCTTTACACCTGCAATGTAAGCAGACACAACAGACAAATCATCTTTGTTTACAATGGCATTGAAAGCATTGACTGCTCCTGCACCTTGCGACTGCACAAATTTTTGGATGCGTTTGTACTCATTGATACCACCTGCATCCTCAATAATTTTGTTAGCAAAAGCATCAGCCTTAGCTTGCCAACCTGCGAGAGCTGCTTCTACAAGAGCCTTAGGGTAGCCTTTTTCTTCCAACAGCTTATAGCTATCTTCAGACAAGCCACCATTCTCATTGTATTCAGCTTCTAAGGCAGCATAGTCGATGCCCTTACCTTCAAGCTCAGTCTTGGCAGATTCAATCTCACCTTTAGCTTTTTGGTACTCTTCCTGCTCCTCAGCAGGTTTGTCTTCTTTTTCTTCTGTGGTGTCTTTTTCATCAGTGGGGGTTTCTTCCTCACCTTTGCCACCTTCATCTTTAGCAGTATCAATTACTTCACCATTGGATACAATAGTAGTATCGGTAATATCTACTTGTGTTTCCTTAGGTTCTTCATTGACCTGTGTATTTTGATTTTCAGTATCAGCCATTAGATTCACTACCTCCTTGTGTTTGCTGATTCATGGCATCCATAGCACCTTTGGTTGCATTAGGTACAGCAGCCTGTGCCATTGCCATCATTTGTGCCTGTTGTTGTTCCTGCTGAATTTGTTCGGCAGTCTTAATCAAACCTGTGGTATCAAGATTACAACTGTTTGCCCAAGCACGAGCAACGCCTTCCCAATTCACAACAGATGCTGCATCAGGAATCTGAGCAATGCCTTGAATAAAGACAGTAAGCTTCTGTTGGTCATGTCCACGTCCAATAGCTTCCATGCCGGTAGTTACGGCAAGAGACACAATATCTTTAGGGACATCAGCAATTTCACCCTTTTTGGAAAGGATATTTAAAAGTGTGTTAGCTAAGGGTAACTGCAATTCTTGGGACAGGATAGAATAGATACCACCAAGGGTATCCTCCAGCTCATTAGCCACATAGCGGATTTCCTCAGCCGTTACACGTTCGCCACTACGTTGGACAGCAGAATTGAGCATGAACGCATAAGACAACCTGCTTTCAATAGCATCAGCAGTCATTTTAGCAATCTGCATATCTTGTGTCTTGTCCAGCGACAGGCAAGTAACATCTTCCTTGTTACCTGTTACAAAGCCACCATTTTTTGTCTTCATAATCTTGCTAGGTTGTGTCACACCATTAGGGCGCACAAGGTAGATTACAGAAGCAGCAATAGCAGACATCTCTGCAATGGCTTTAGAGAGACCTTCAAGGGTCTTTAAGTCACCAATATATTCCTCAACATATGAGCGACTATAATGTTCACCATCCATCTTAAAGAGACGGACAGGAATCCAAGGACAAACATCAGCAGGGAAAGACTGCTCATAGCCAGCAATCTGTTTGCCCTCAATCTCTTGGTAACTATAATATCTGTTGTCTTTGGATGAATAGGTGATATGTGTATAGACCTCAACCAATTCATCACCACGTTTGGTAGACAAATCAATATCTAGTTGTCCTAAGACTTCATAGGGCAGGGTATTGATAGCAAGTTTGTCACAGGTAATCATCTGAATAGGATGTCCCACAAAATCTCTTTGTACTACATAACTATTCAGCTTATAGACTTTAATGCCACCCTCTTTAGGAGGGAAGAACAGTAAAGCATTGCCAGCTATAATAAGCTGTTTCAGACACACCTCCATGGAGACACGCATCTGCGAAGATTCAAAGTATTTCTGAGCCGTTTGTTCTCTTTGTACTAATGCTTGCTCTATCTCTTGTTTGTCTTCGGGTTTGCTCTCATAATATTTGAGGACATCATCTCGGATGTCTTGTCTGAAAAAGGGTGTGTTCGGGGGGAACAGAGCTAATACCAGCTTTGACGTGAGGTTATTGACACCTCTTGCACCTACCGCCTGATAGGGTGTAGGGTACTTAGTAGTACCATTAGCTTCTTTTTTAGGAAATAAAAAAGGGATTGTATATTTTGCACAATCCTCAGCTCTATCAATATAAACTTCACGCTCAATAGCCAATCGCTCATATAAAGCTTTTGCTGTCTCTGCCATTAAAGATTCACCCCTGTACCACTACCAATCTGAGTGATGGTAAGCTTCTTTTTACCCTTGGTCTTAGCGTTCGGATTTTCCTTTTTGGTATCCTCCGCCACATTATCAATCTTCAAGGGTGCTGCAACAGGGGCAGCAGCAGGAGCAGCTTGTTCTACTTTTGGTTTCTTAGTACACATCGTTCCTCCTCTCTACAACTGTGTAGGATTGTATACGCCATTGCGAGCAATCGTCAGTTGTTGTCTACCTTTCTTCTTGTTAAAGGTATCAGCAGTACCGCCATACTCAGGACTATCAGGGTCTTTTGCATTGGTTTCCGGTACTAAGGAGGATGCAGATACGTCAGTGTTTACGCTGGGTGTCTTAATCTTCCAGCACATCTTATCACTCCTCGTCATTCAAGTTAGCCATAGCCTTGATATGCCCCAGCACATCCATAACGCCCCTAATATATCCAATTAACTCGTCATTGTTTTTGGCATTGTGTGTCATAAGGCTACCAAGACTGTAGGCTTTCTCTAGATGTTCATAAATTACAGGGTTTACATATGGTAGTTTTTCTCCATCATCCCCTTTATTAGATACAATATTAATATTCATTGTCGCTTATATGCCCCTTTACTTTATTGTCTCTTTTGTGACCCTTTGGGTGTCCAAAGGATAGGCTTAAAATCCTTACCAACATCCTCATATCTGAGAATACGAGCAACCCTTGCCTGTGTCAGTGCTTCTTCCTCAGACAAACCTGCTTTCTCGTAGGCAGCCACCACGGCATCCCATGAGCAGTCTTTGTCAAGAATTCTTTTTGCACCAACCTCACCAATCTTAGGGCAACCTTTGTAGTTATCAGTAGCATCACCGACAAGGGTTTGATATAAGAACTGATAATCAGCTTCTGCTTGTGTTGTCTTATGAAATGTATCCTGAATGAAGTTATAGAAAGGACAGGGGATAGACCGCATATCCTTGTCACCACTAATAATAACAGCAGAGGTAGAAGGTATTGTACCATAGATACCTAAGAGGTCATCAGCTTCAAGGCTAGGGATAGACAACACATTATAGTTTTTCTTCACCCACTCAACAGCTTCATGGTAGGCAAGAGGTTTTCTCTTAGCTACACGATTGAGCTTATAAGGGGGATAGACTTTAGAACGGAAATAGGGGTAGCTGGAGAAGCACATGGTAATGTTATAAGCTCCCTCGTGCTCCATGTGACGCAGGACTTTATCGGTGATGCTGACAACCATTGTGTCAATAGCATCCTTAACCTCTGCTAAGTCAGAGTGTAGTGTCCACAGGTCACCATACCAATTAATTTCCTGCTCTGCTGCTGCACAGGTGCGAAAGACAATCATGTCAGCATCAAAGAGCAGGTGTAAAGGTTTAGAAGCCAAGATTAAATACCCCCATCAACAGGTGGAGAAAACCAAGAATACCACCAATAATCAGACCATAGAAAACGATGCAAAACAGGATAACCAAGAGGACATAAATAGCGATAGCACTCCACTTCATTTAAAATCACACCTCCTTTCAGTACAATTAGCACAATTCATAAAACCTCTGTCGAATATCTCTGGGACAGCAGTTGCTAACTCTTTGTGAATCTTGTCAGCCAACTCTCTGTGCTCCGGCATTGCACGTTTGCACAGGCGTTTCGGGAGATACTCAAACCAAGCACGGAAGTTGCCAGTGACCACAATGGATGTACGAGCACCTTGCGGTAACAAATAGGCGGCAGCTTCTTCCTTCATCCCTGCTTCAAGTGCGAGGTTGTATGGTTCAAGAGCAATACTCTTTAGATAGTCATACGTAGCAGCATCAGTTTTAAAGTCAAAATGCGGTGTTTCCAATGTATCGAATTTGCTACCACGTGCGCTCTTACAAGTAAAGCTAAGGTGTCTATGGCGTGTCAGCTGTCCCAACACACGGACAGAGCACTCAATTTCAAAGGAAGCATAGCAGTGCTCCAAGATAGACAAGTGCCCACTGTTGATAATGGATTGTATTCCTTTTTCAGATACATTGTTGCCATAAGGTTTACTACACGCAGCTTTCAACAGCTTCATGTAATTAGGGGTTACTGAAAGAAGCTTAGCACTCACCATCAAAACAGGTCACCTCCTGCTACAAGTCCTTTTGCTTTGGTCTCTAAGGTGTGTGGGGAAGCAACAGTCATGAAGCTGCCTTGCTTACACTTAACTTCCACACGGATACGATTTACAACGCCTTCAAAATAGATAGTCTCTCCTAAGGAGTTCTGACGTTTGATATAGACCTTCTGACCAATCTTTGGTACAAAAGGTTGCTTTTGTTTCGACATAAGGCTTTACCTCCACAATTTTTGTTTGTCTTCCGAACCTAAAGGCTTCTGCTTTAGTATTCATAAAAATATCAATTTTTGTCTTACCATGTCCACCACCAAACCTGTCCTGAACGATGTAGCTGTGCCCATCTATGACAACTTCAGTACCTAACGGCAAGCCATCACACGCCACAGTCACCCCTTGGATAGCAGGGTGTCCGCTGGCGGTGATGCCATCTGTCTTGCCACATTCGTCAAAGGCAGGGGTGTAGGCGGTGCAGATGACTAAGATTAGAGTAGGGATGTTAAACATTTTTTAGTGTCCTGCACAATGCTTAATCAACTTCAATTCAAGAGGGGCGCACTGCACAAAGCCTCCAGCACCACGCAGGGCATAGGCAATAATCTGCAAGGCGATAGCAGCATCACGTGTATAGTAGCTAGATGTAAAACCACCATCTACACACTCACTAGCTAATCTTTTACGGATGATGTCTTGATAGCTGAACATTTCTGCCACCGGTACACATTTAGTGCAAGCTCTAGAGTATGCCTGCTCCAATTTGTTGTATTCATATGACAGTTCTTCATTACCTTTTATATCAGGCATAATGCATGTACCATGCATAGCGTGCAATTTCAGCAGTTGCTTCCATTCTTGCCATTCCATATAGCTTACAGTAAAGCGTCTATAGTTAAATACCATTACTAATCATCCTCCTAGTGACAATCATACCAATTTCTACCAATCTTTCCCTCGGTATCTAATTGGCATCTGATTCCATAATATTCTTGTGTCTGTCTCATAGATTCTTGGGCAATTCTCACAGCTTCTTCTGCTATTTGTCTAGTTCTACAAGACAATTGTCCCTCATCGTGCACCCATGCCATGAATTGAAAATCCTTTCCATGGTCATAGCCAGCTTTAATCATATTTTCTTCCCATAGGCATATCCATTTTTTACATATCAGTGCACCACAGGACTGTAAAAGTAAATTGAGAGCTGAATGTAGACTTCTCACATGGAGATGTCTGCCATCCAACCCTCTTAAATATTTTCGTTTCCATTCTTTTATTTTTCCGTGGTACTCAACCACGAGAGTATTCTTGACAGCTTCACGCAGCATCTTGATAGCAGGGGTAGCCTTCAGGAATTTATTCTTTACCTGCTTACCAACCTTTTCGTCACCACCAAGCTGTTTACCAATAGCTTTATCACCTGCCCCATACAGGAAGGCGTAGATGAATGTCTTAGCTGCGTTTCTCGTGGGTAACCCAGCAGCCTGTTGATTTAGTGTATGTATATCACCATTCAAGATAACATGGGCGTATGCACCCTTATCATAGGGATAAAGATAGTGTGCTAGACACCTAAGCTCCAAGCCACAGGCATCTACACCCACCTCATACCAACCTTCAGGTGCTCTAAATAACTCCCTGCACTCTTGTCCATAGGGACTGCCAACGTGGGGGACTTGGGCAACATTAGGGTTCGCATGGGTAGCACGTCCTGTTACTGTACCACAAGGATTTACGCTGCCATGGATTCTACCATCAGCCTTTACATGCTTCAGCCACGCTTGGTTACCTGTGGCAAGCTGACCTAACCGCTTAGCCACCATAAGATATTCCTCAAAGACAGCAGCTAAGTCTCTTAGTTCTTGGGGGGCATTTTCGTCACCCTTAATAAACTTAAAGGTATCACCATCAATCTTCAGACGTTCATCCTCATAGCAATCTTCATTCTCCGGCAAGTAGTTGAATTGATGCTCCAGCACCCATGCTACCTGCTGTCTGCTGCTGGGATTGAAGTCCTTATATCTTTGAATAGGAACACCTTTCTTATAGCCTAAGCGTTTGTTGTCTCTTTTAGGTACGAAGACCTTATCAGGTATCTGTGGCACAATCGCCACAAGCTGAGAAGACAACACAGCATAGCGTAGCTCTAAGGTTTCCCTCAGCTTTTCTGCCTTTTCTAAGTCAAAGACAAAACCATTCTGCTCCTGCTTAGACATCAGCCATTGTGCTTGATGCTCTAGCTCTATAGCCTTAGCAGGTGCGCCAATCTTCATGAGGTATGTATAGAGCTTCTTGGTGACAGTGACATCCTGCACACAATAGGAGAGCATTTCCTCACTGAAAGAATCCCATGCATCCTCTTGCTCACCATACGTACCTTTAAGCTCCCCAAGGCGATAACCCCATGCCTTTAAAGACTGCCTCCCAATTAATTTAGCAGGAAGAGTACCATTACGTACCCTCGCATGGTCAGTATCTTCTATGTTGCCACAGATAAGACGTGACAGTACAAGGGTGTCTAAAACTTGTGGTCTCCATTCTCGCTTTATGTGAAACTCAGGATAGAGCTTAGCTAACACAGCACAATCATAATTGATGATGTTATGCCCACAGATGCACTCTCCATCCCTCAAAGCAGCGATTAATCGCATAGCTCCTTTTTTAAAATCATCAGGTCTGTAAGCTGAGATGTTGTTCTGTTCGTCGATGATTACTAGACAATGCCCCTTAGTGACATTGTCCAGCAGACCATCAGTTTCAATATCAAAGTAGAGCATAGCTTACAGCTCCACAGTATCTTGCGATAGGAAGTATTCCATACGCTCACGCTCATTTTCAAGAGCATTGATTGTCTTCTCATGTTTCTGCAAGTATGCAATCTTAGCTTTGTTGGCATTGTGAATCATACTATTGCAGTTCTTGATGCGAGCCTTAGCCACTTCAACCTGCTTACGAGACAACCAAGACAGCAGGGAAGTGCACCAATCAATAAGCTTTTCTAAGATTTCAAACATCTAAAAATCTCCTTTCTCTGTTTCATCAGTATCAAAAGGACATGCAGGTACTTCGTACTCTGATAAGTCCTTTACAGCGTTTAAGATATTATGCTCCTTGTCATATGCAAGGTATCCGGCGATACCTGTATCACCACTATATCTGTTCTTAAGTATCCTTACACGTACAAGGTTCTTCTTCACCCCTTCATCCTGTTGGTTTCTTTCAAGACCCCACACAGCATCAGAGAGCTGTGAGATAGCCTGTGAACCACGCAGGTGGGAGAGGGAAAGTGCGCCACCTTCTTCAGCCGGAGTACCCTCTGTTCTGCGCAGGTGGGAGACAACCAGCATGCCTACACCTGTTTCCTCTACAAGCGAACGAAGTTTCGTCATAAGTACATCGGTAGCCTTACGCTCATTTTCGATGTCAAGACCGCTGATAGCAATGGAGATGTGGTCTAAGACAACAAAATCCACCTGCTCACCTGTCACCATGTACCGGATGGTCTGAAGGAGGTCTTCACATTCAATAGAGCCGAAGTGATTGTAGAAGACAAAATTATCCATGATGTCTTCAAAGGCTTTTTTGTAATCACTGTCAATAATAGGTCTATGGGCAGGTTTACCTAGCTTAAGACACACAAGACCATTGGCGGTGTGCTTAACATTTTCTTCAAGCATCAACATACCAACCTTACAGTAACACTCAGTACCAAGATGATAGGCTAGTTGTCTAACGAACGTAGTTTTGCCTATGCCTGTACCTGCTGTGATAACAACAAGCTCACCTTTTCGCAACCCATCAGTCATGTTTTGCAGTGGGATGTCCCAAGGTAAGGGGTAGTTCAGTGATTCTTCATGCTTAGATAATACCTCCCACAGGTCATCACCTTTGATGATGTCAGCAGGGGTGTATGTCTTCGCTTCCCAAACAGCTTTTACAACAGCATCACTCTTGCCCTCTTGCAAGCACTCATTAGGGTCTTTGCAAGGCAACCACGCTATCTTAAGCCTATTAGGAGACAGGATACCACTAACAGCCTTTACAGCTTTACGTCCGGCATCATCCATATCAAACATGACAATGACTTCCTCAAAGCTCTCTAGCCAATTAAAGTTGGCTCTGAAGACCTTAGCAGCACTAGCAGCTCCTGTAGGGATACTCACAACAGGATATTTGTTACCCTGTACCTGCGAGACTGTAAGACAATCAATCTCACCCTCGGTCACTACCAGCTTCTTACCGCCACCTTGGAACAGATGTTGTCCAAAGAACCGCTCACTAAAAGAACCTCTAGCCTCAAAGCTCTTATCAGCATATCTGATTTTCTGTCCTAAGAGTTTGTTATCATCATCATAGTAGCAAGCCACCTGCACAGGCTGACCATGCACCTTAGAGGTAAAGTAGCCATACTTAGCACAGGTTTGTTTTGTCAGTTTTCGCTTAGGCAAGGGGGAGACCACCATGTTCTGTAGGTCTATCAGACCTTGTTTCTTTAATCCACTTGACAATTTTTTCTCCTCCTTGCTGCTGCGAAAATAGGTGTTGCATGAGAAACAATAACTGTGCCCATCTTCATAGACGGTTAAGGCATCATGACTGCCACAAGCAGGGCAGGGTTGATGTGTCTCCATAAATTACACCTCGTCAGTAATAAATTTTATAGGTACATCATACTGTACCTTTAGCTCATTCAGCACATACTGCTGAGCATCGGATATTTTCTTGCGTCCTAGTGTATCAGCTAAGACATACACAGAAGTCTCACATTCAGGCAGGTTATATCCGGCAACTGCCTTTATTTCTCTGTCGGTCTCAAAAAGACCATTATTTGTTACAATAAAGTGAAAGCCTGTGTCAACTTCACCTTGTCTGTAAGCTTCCCTAAACAGCTCACGTTTGCGCTTACCCTTTAGGTTTCTTAAGACAACACATATCTGTGTGGTCTTAGTGCGCTCTTTGAATTTAAAGAGTGACAATACGCTCACCTTTTCCACGCAGGACAAGACCATTGGTGTCCTTCATGGTCTCTTTGAACCACCGAGAGGGAATCTCACGGCTGGCGTATTGAAATCCATGTTTTTCACACCATTCAGCCACAGTAGTCTTAGCTCCTGTACCGATTCTTGTCTTAGCGTTGGAGAATACAAAGCGTATGTCTAAATTTGGATATTGTTGTCTGATAAGCAGATGCTTCTTGCGGTCAGCAGCTTCAAAGATACCCTTGGCTTCGATGATAATACCATTAGGCAGGATGAAATCAGGGGTATAATGGTGCTTTGTGGCAGGAATCTCGTAGGCGATGGAGTATTTTTCGTACACCTTAGGTACACCTGCATTTTCAAGCTGCTGCGCTAGGCGGTCTTCTAAACCGCTACGATAGGGTTTGTTGAGAGTGGAAAAGCCACCTCTGCGGTTAAATTTAATAGCCATAGGCTTTAAAAGTCTGCACCCTCATCAGCAAAGGGTACTTTATCCTCATCAAATTCTTCTTCTACATCAAAGCCACAATCATCTGCAGATACCGCACCCGCAGCAGGGGCAACATAGTTCAGTACCTGAACAGCCTTAAGCAGCAACTGAATACCATAGACAGTAGCAGAAGCATAGAAGGGGCGCAGAAGCATACACAGACGGATGGTAGAGCCATTACCTACTTCCATCTCTTCATCCATAGGTTTGCCCTTCTTATCAAAGACAGCCATAGTCTTCTCAATGACATCACCAGCTTTGGTCTTGATAACAGCATTGGTTTTAGCCTTGAAGACAATATCACCATCTTTGTCTTCATGGAATCCAAGGGCAGGGGCAGAGTTGCGACCATAGCGTTTGCCATCAAAGTCGGGAGACTTCTTAGCCATCTCCCATTCATTTTCGATACGTTGAATCAGCTTATCAGTGTCTTCTTTAGACAATTTGATACCGCAGACATACTTTCCGGTATCCTCGCCATCAAAGACTTCGGTGCTGCGGAGCTTAGGGTACACCGCTTCACCAGCAGGGGTTGTGATTTGTGCAAAATCATTTTTTGCCATGTTTGTTATTCTCCTTTATTATTCAATAATTTCAAAATTCTTTAAAGCTTTGTCAAGTGCTGCTTTTGAGAGCACAGGTTTAGCGTTATTTTTGTGTGCAAGGCGCGCAAGGGCAATTTGAGCACCTGTAAAGATAGAAAAGACATCATCATGGGAACATACCGCACACTCGGTTTCCACAGTGCGTTTACCTACAATGACCTTTGCGAGAGTTTTATTACCCTTGGTGTAAATGATAATTTTAGTGTCTTTACAAGATGAAAGATAAGCAGGAACAAGTTTCTCAGGAGGAATAGACCACCCACGCCCTTGGGGGCATTTGTAAGCTGAAGATAAAGTGTGTCCTTGTACATCATTATCAAACTCTATCGCAAGTTCATGGAAGGTAGAGACAGAGCTACGCACAGTACCTACCTGACCTATAATATGGGTGTTACCATCATGCTCTTCAATGCAGCACACTCTGTCACCTACTTTATAATTTTTAGGCATCCTTAGTTACCTCCTTTTAATTAAAATCACTAAATTTAATGTTTTTAAGAGCAGGAAGCACCAACTCTTTGTTCTGTTCCTTCAACATGCGTTGCAGTGCAATCTGTACGCCTGTGAGGAAGCTAAAAGTATCATCAGGACTGCACTTTGCCTGTGTATGAGACACCAAACTTTCAGCACTGAACAGCTTGCAGTGGACTGTGCGGTTTTTGGTATAGAAGACAAGCTTACTGTCTTGGTTCTTAAGGGGGCGCACTTCATGAGGAGAGGCAACAAAGAATGAGCGTGTACGTCCAACCTCATCTACAAAGGGTTTATCCATAGTTACAGTGCAACCATAGCCAACACGATTTACTGTACCGCTACCCTCAACATGCACTCTTTCATTTTTACCGTTGGGTGTAGTGTAACCATCAACATATACTCTGGTGCCTACCTTAAAGGTGTTAGTCATCCTTACTTCCTCCTCTTTTTTAATGGTAAACAGCTCGTGGGGGAGAGCCGAAAAGAAAGTTGTGGTGCAGTAGTGTTGATTAATATACGGCTTATCCATCTTCACAGAATAAACGTCAGGTGCAAATTTTGTGCTACTAATTACACCTGTGCCTTTGACATGCACCTTTTCACCTCTATCGTTGTGTGTGGTGTAGCCATCAACATATACTCTGTCACCAACCTTAAAATTAGACATCTTTAGCTACCTCCTTGGTTCTTCTAGTCTTCACAGCAGGTTTAGTACCTTTGCCTGTGCTGCCACTTTCAAGACCTCTTTCAGTCTTAGACAGCTCCTCAGTGGCTTCCTCAATCACCACTTCTTCAATCTTGTGAATCAACAGTTGTGCAATACGCTGACCAGCATCAATAATTTCAAGATGGTCACCTAAATTCTCCACATACAACATGATTTCACCACGATAATCAGAATCAATAATACCGACCTGATTAGCAAGTCTGAGTTTTGTGTCTCTGCCTGTAGAGGAGCGCAAGACAACCTCAGCATAATAGCCACTAGGCAATTCCATAGCCAAGCCTGTACGGACAATAGCTGCCTTTGAAGACCAGCGTTGTGGTGTCACCGCAATGCGGTTAAGACAAACCAAGTCAAGACCAGCAGCTCCACCTGTCATTGCTTGGGGGAGGGTGGCTTTAGGGTCAAGTTTTTTGAATTTAATGTTTACCAAATTTTAATCCTCCTTTGGATTGATTGGCATCTTATAGCCAAGTTTCATGAGCCATTCGATATAGCGTTTAGCCTTAGCTGCATCCTTTTCTGCAGCTTCACCTTGCTTCTTGCCAGCTCGCAGGGTGTATTTGATGATGTTACCTTTGAGGAAACCAACAAATTCAGGAAGAGACAACACAAGTTGCATCAGCTCAATAGGCTCTAAGCCTACCATATATGCATAGTGTTCATCATAGTGCTTTGCTTGATTGTTAGGGGCATGGTTAGGGGTATAAGGTTCAAGCATGTTGTAACCTAAAAAACTAACCATAGCAGATTCACTACCATCAAGATGGACAAGAGCATGTGCAGACCTTAAGGCTATTATTGTACCTGTGCAGCCTTTATCAGTACCATGTGCAACCCATACCCTCTGACCTACACGAGTGTCCTGTTTCAACATAGACAATACCTCCTTAAAAATTATTGAGAAAAGACAACACACAGTAGGGAAAAATAGAAACGTCAGCGATTTAGATTTTGAAAAGCATGTTGTCTTTTCTTCACTAAAGGTGACCCATTAGCATTTTCTTTAGGTAACTAAAGTAAACTAAAGGGATTATAAAGACAATAGAGACCTTTAGTTCCCTTAGGTAAGTTATTATTAGTTATTAATAACATAACCTTAGGTACTTAAAGGTCTCTATAGAATCTATAGGCATCTATAGTTATCTATTGTCTTCTTTCTTTCACTAAAGGTGACCCATTAGCAAAATATATACTTACTGTCTCTTATAATGTTCAGGTCTAATTCACCCTTTTTAGGGGGAGCAGGAAGTTCTTTGGTTACTAAATATTGCAGAGATTCTTTAAATTCTGCAAGGACATCATGCTCTGTATAAAGCTCTATAAAAGCTTCTCTTACTAATTTATACATAATATCTACCTGAGACATAGGACAACCATAGCTATCATGAATCATTGTGAAGTGATTGATTCCTGCATCTTTACATTTGCAGACTGTGAGCTGAAGGTGACAAGCATCCATACTATGAATAAAATTAGGAGCAATACCATTTGTTTGTCTGCTTTTGTCTATCTGCCCATTCTGATGGGGAGTATAGATACGATAGCGTTTTCCGGCACATCTGAGCTTGACAATTTCAATATCAAACTTGACATAGCTCTGTTGTAACAATAATCCTAATGGTGTAACCCAAGACACAACATTTGAATTTTTTGTGACAAGTTTAGCACATTTATGTAACCAATCCATACCCTCAACAGCCTTTACAACTGTCTGACCTACAGCATCCCATATCTGACCAGCTAAATACTGTGCAGCCTGAAAATTATTAGACTGAGTGAAGACACAAGCTTCTCCTTGTTCTCTCATTGCCTTTTTTATTGTGTCTTCCATAATTTGAGCAGTATATCCTGCCTTTTTAGCACCATAGGCAAGTGTCATGGTTGGTCTTTTAGTAACTTTGCGGTTTACCCCAAAGTTTAACCATATTTGTGCAAGGGTTTTTGTGCCAAACTTCATTCTCAGCTTCTTTTCATCCCATTCATCAAGAGTGCCGTTTACTGCATCTTTTTTCAAAAACTCATTGACTTTTTCTGCTACTTGTGCATAGATGTCATTTGGTTTGTCTTGGGGTACAAGGTTTACAGCTTTACCGCCAATAGGGTCTCTAAGGATAGCACTGAAATGTTGCAGACCGGAGCACGTTCCATCCTGAGCATAGGGGAGACCTGTTACCCAACCGACAATAGAGCCATGCTCAGCTATCCATTGCTTAGCTTTTGCCCACTCAAAGCAGAAGGCAAGCATTTGTACAGGCTCATCTTGCTGAAGCCACCATTGATGCCCCATAGGGTCAGCAGCAGATGCTAATATATCTTCTTCATGCTGATATACCCATGAAATTCTGTCATCGTAGCTTACTTTATCCACACCTGCTAAATTAGCACCTGTAATTGCAAGCCATTTGATGTCTTCTTCATGTTGGCAGGGAGGTGTGTCTGCAAAGAGCAATAAGCCTTTGTTTAAATCATCACTTTGAGGACTGAAAGAGGGGATAGGATAGATGCGACCTCTGAAGTCCATGTTCCATGGAAAGTAGATGTGTGCATAGGAGCTGAAGCGTTCTGCTGTGTTTATAATCGTATTTGCACGATTCTGCAAAGACATACGGCGTTTCAGACCTTTGTAGTATTCCACAGCCTTTTTCTTATATGCTTTTACTTCTTCTTCAGTAGCTGTAGCTGATGGTTGCTTAGGTGCATCATCATTTTCTAAAGACAACACATTACCATTCTCACTAGAGCAGGGGATATAGTTGTGTTGTCTGCATTGCTTCAGCACCTCTAATACTTGCTTATTGATTACCCAAGGGGTCGCTTGAATACTATTGACTGCTTTGTACACTTGCGGAATGTCAAGTTGCATAAGTCGACGTTTGTATTGCTTACCAAAAATAGTATCAAGGTACTTTAAACGCAGGAGAGAGGTGAAGGAGGCAAGGTCACCATAATAACCACCATCCTCATAGCTTGTCCAATCTTTTGGGGGAATAATCATAGGACAGCTTTGTCTTGCATGTTCCAGCATGTTGTCTTCATTTCGTTGCCATGCTTCTGTGAATTGCTCTGTGGGGATAAGCTCAGAAGGGGTTTCCATAGTAGCTTCTAAGGTGAAGTAGTTTGTTTCTTCCTGTGCTAAGACAACAAAAGCAGTTCCTAATGTACGGATAGCTGTGTTTTGACTATCCCAATTCGGGGCAGCGTAGCCACATTTAGACATAGCCTGTTTGAGATAAACATAGCGATAATGAAGACCAACTCTCTTTTCTATACCTGCCAATGCTCCTTTATTGGTGTCTTGTGTCTTCAGCCAATTTTCAAAGGCTTTCATCTGATATTCGTAGTACAACCCACGTCCAGCCTTAGCAGCCACATCGTTCAGGTAGTTGCCTTTTTCACCTTTGAGGGTTAAGGCGTTCAGGATAGCGGATAAAGTAACACTAGCACAGATAGAAGATATGGTATCAATATCAACCTCATCATCTTCTGTGCGAAATTCTCTTTTCAGGTCTTCCAAAAGGAAAGTGTAGTTAGGCTTTACACCTGCTTTAGGTTTCATGTTCTTGATAAGCCATTGTTCGATGGTGTCTTTGACAGCTAACAGCTTATGAGTGAAAAATGCTTGTCCAATAGGGGTAGCTGTATCTACCATGTTATTTTCTTTTGCTTGCTGCAGGTTGCGTTGCATCGTTTCATACCCTGCTAATCTGTAGGCAGATTCCAACTTCAATTCTTTTTCCATCATGTCCACATCTACTTGTGTCATTGTAAATACCTCCTTGTGTTGATGGGTCTTTTCTTCATTAAAGGTGACCCATTGTAAAAAGCTTGCTTGCCTTCTTCTAATACGTGTGCCCATTGGCTTGCCTTGCTTGTCTTAAAGCAACCTTGCTTGCCTTGTCAGCTTGGGTTGTCCCGGCATCCCTCGTTTCGTTTCGTTCCGTGCGTTGCACAAGACAACACGTTTCGTTCCGCTCAGGTGACCTTCGACAACTACGAACATCGTTTCGTTCCGTTCGGTCTAGGGGTGGAAAAAGGGTGCAAAAAATTAGAGGTACAGTTTTGTCCGTACCTCTGTTCAGTTTTTAGCTAGTCAAGTTTGAATTTTTCCAGCAGTTCCGGCACTGTTAATCCCAGCTTATCCGCTGCATGTGCTTGTGTGATACGCAGTGCCCCGGTAGTTTGGCGTCCGTCATAGTAGATAATATAAGAAAAATGTCCACTAGGGGCGCGATGTACGGCAAATTGCATATGAGCGTCTACAGTGACGAAAAATGTCTTGCCTTGCTTTTTATGCTCTCCCATTACTCTTGTACCTCCTGTATACCCAATGACACCTCTTGACACGTTGGGCAGTGCTCCAGCCAGTCAAGGTCTACGCCTGAATTAAAGGCGTCGCAGTCATCCTCTAGCCACTTAATGTCCTCGTGTGTCTCAGGTTGCCATGTTGCCAACACGTCCCCGGCAATGTCGGGCGACCAATTGCAGCCGTCCCATGTGCGTAGGGTAATCATGAGGCGTATGCCGTCTTGCAATGTTACAATCATATGTAACACCTCCTAGATTATTATTAAAGCTTTAAAAGCTTTATAAGGCACGCAGGCGTT